TCCCGGAACAGGAGGTTGAAAGTTTGGAACCTGATCTGGAATAACTTGATCAAATACTCTAACATTTCCTGCATCTCCTGTTGCTTCAACGCCCGTTACGATAGCATCTGCGTTCGCTTGTATGGTTACAGTACCAACATTTGTGCTACTAGACAATCCCGTTGTTAAAAACTCTACAGAAATACCAGCAACAACGGTGCCGACTAGACCCCTTGCATAATTTTCTGGATTTATTGAACTTGCGTCCACAGAAACATTCGCCGCCGCGACAACCGCAGCCGTGCCTACCGCGCCAGTGCCAACAGATCCCGTGACCGCAATACCAGCTTGTGCGTCTATCGTAACAGATCCTACGCCGCCTGTGGCAGAAATACCTGTCTGTGGAACGTTACCAGTACCCGTAACCGTTACAGAATCTAATTCGCCAGTAGCAGCAAGACCTGTAACACCAACGTCAGCACCAGCCGCAGCGACAACTGTGCCTACCGAAGCCGTTGCAGAAAGTCCTGTTGTGGGCGCGTCCGTACTACCTTGAGCCGTTACAGAATTAAGCGCAGCCGTACCCGCAGAGCCACTTACGGCTATAACCGCCCCGGCATCTACCGTTACAGAGCCAATACCACTTGTTGCAGAAAGTCCTGTCTCAGGTACATCTGCATTTGCGGAAGCTACAACAGTGCCAACGGCTGTCGTACCCGCCGATCCAGATACAGTAAAATTAGCAATTCCAGTAACAGTAACGGAACCTACAGAACCTGTAGCCACCACCGTAGTTGGAGATATAATCGCTTCAGCAACAACAGAAACAGAGCCAACGGAACCTGTAGCCGCCAGCCCTGTCTCTGGAACATTAGCTTCTGCAACAACAGAAACAGAGCCAACCGCACCTGTCCCTGCCACTCCGGTAACAACAACTGAAATGGGTTCGCCCCAAGTCCCTTGGGACCATGTACCTCTACCCCATCCCGCAATTATTGCCATCGGTTTTTACCGTTTAGGCGATACGGATAATAGCGTTACTCGCGTCCGCTGCTGGAAACTGAATAGTAAAATCACCAGCAGTTGATGTCTTATCTCCACCAAACGCCAACACAATAACGGCTTTATCTGAAGCACTACTGTTATAAATCAACGCACCATTTGCTGTGATTGTTGCTGTTGAAAAGGTTAAATCAGCAAAGTCTGTAAGCGCCGTTGTACCACTACTTGAGGGATCTACTCTTGTTAGATTAGCACCACCAGCAGTATAGTTTGTACCACTGGCTTCGTTCGTTGTAGCATACGCTGTTGTCGCCGCACCTAATGTTGCAGACGAAGTGAATAGGGCAAGCTTAAAAGTACTTCCCCCTGAGTTTTTAAAGTTGTGTGTTCCTTCAAGAAGCTCTTTCTTAAAAGACGTACACATTGCTTGGGTGATCGCCATGTTATAATCTCCTTATTGCATCAGCCAGTTCTTCGTGCCCCGCATCTTTAAGGGCATTATACACGGTTGTGCGGTCACTGCGAATAGCTTCGCGCATATAAAATGCAACCACTTTTTCCATGTGCTTTTGGAACGCTTTTGCCTGATCTCTGATAGCGGGATGTGCTTTATCCGACACACTAATCAGTTTCTCAACACAACGTTCTGCAACTTCATCGGGGCTAAACCCTCGATTGTTTGTCGTATGTACATTGACGATAGGATCGTCTGGTACGTCAAAATTTAATTTAAACATTATTGTTTATTCCTTACAATTTTACCTACACGATAATCTTGCGTAGTTTCTTTTGCTTCTCCCAGCATTTTAAGACCTTGTAATGACTCTGCAAACCTTTTGTCATACATCGCCATCATGTCTGGTTCACCCTTCATAAATATATAAGCTTCTACTAAAGATCCATACAATAAAGAAAGCTCTGCATTTTCACTTAACCAAGATGTAGCTGTGCCTGCACCAGATGTTAAACTAGCAGGTCTAAATAAATATTGAACCTCTACATCATAATCAGCATTAGGAGTCGGAGCTAATATAAAGTTTCCTACATCAAATTGAGCATAGTATCTTGGTTTTCCTGTTTCTGTTTCATTAGGATGAAAAGACTCAATATAAGACAAATCTTTAAATTCAAGAAACTCTTTTTCACTATTAGATGTCAAAGTTAAAGAAAAAGGAGCTAAAAAATCACTAGGCGCACCAAGAAATCTATTTCCTGTTGTCATAGTACCTTGTTGATTACGCATAAAAAGATTTAATTGAACGCTTTTAAGTATACGTTCTTCAGCCGCCTTAATAAAAATAGAAAGATTATTTACAAAAGTTACTTCAGAATTTTCTGTATAATCTTGTATTGCTTGCTTTAAACTATCAAATGTAAAACTCATGGTGTGTTCGCTTGGCCTCCCATACCTGAATGGTTGGTACAATAGTAATGCAACGTGGGCGCACCAGAAGCAACTGTTATCTTCGTATACGCTCCTGCGCTACCCGGAGTTCCTACTGTCGTAACTCCCGTGGTGTATTGAGAGCCTCCACCCCACGTTCCGTTTGCAGTTGTGCTAAAACGTAAAGGATGTGAACTATTGCTAGAATCGCTCTGGTCAAACCAATAAGTGCTGCCCTCATTTAGTGTAAGGGTAGGAGATACAGATCCATTAATGTAGTATTTATTACCACTTCCGTAAGAATTAGTGCCAGAAGCAACTGTTACAGCATAATTAGTAACATTTGTTACAGTAGTTACAGAGCCTGCAGAAGCCGTACCCGCAGAGCCTGTAACTGCAGCAATTACATTCGCTATTAAAATAGTTACAGAGCCTGCAGAAGCCGTGCTACTAGAACCTGTAACCGGAACGCTTACACCTCCCGCCGTTGCAACCGTAACAGAGCCTACAGAAGGTGTTAAAACAGCAAAACCAGAAATAGAAACTGTTACAGATGCAGGAACAATAACTGTTACGCTTCCAACCTGACCTGTACCTTGTGTGCCAAGTGTTTCAGGAAAGAAAAGGGTTACCGTACCAACTTGTCCAGTAGCAACTAAATCATTTTCTTCAATTAAACCCGGAATAGTCTTAAAACCTACAGGATTAAAACCATACTGAAACGTTCTTTGTTTTATTAAATCTGTTTCTGGCCTAGCATTTCTTATAGCCTCTGGATCTGATACTTTACCAAAAGGCTCTAACTGAGGGTGCTTTTCTTCATATTCGTCTTTACCAACTAACAGGCCATTCCACTCTTTACGCATATCTTTTAGACGATATCTGAATCCAGACCTGTCTGAAATGCCAAAAGCTTTCTTACCTGTTGCAAATCTAGACAATACGATAGTTCCTTAGACTTGGAGATATTTGAAACGAAGCTCTGTCCCTATCTTCATCTATCGCTCTACGAAATTCTTCTTCATAAACAGCCTTGAGCATTTGAACTCTTTCTGGCGCACGTTTTAAAGATATATAATAAGCTAAACCAGCAGCTAAACATGGATAAAACCTAAAAGGAACCTCCATTGTATTTTTAGCTGTGTCAGCGTCATTTATTCTTGTCAAGCAATCAAAGATTAAAACATCTGTACCATTTTCTGGCAAAGGCCACACTTTTAAATTTGGTGTTATTTGCCTGTCCAAAAAGAATTGCGTAGGTCTTCCCTCAGTTGTTTTGGTAGGAATAGATAAAAATTCATCACGACTTACTCTACTGATACTAAAATCAGTACCGTCCCTGCGTATAACAACAGCTAAAATATCAATAACATCAGTATCTAAGCTATATTCGCCATCAGATTTTACTAACGATATGGTTCTTTGCTGTATAGTCCATTGATTTAAACCACGATTTGCCCAGTCAGCTAACATTAAATTAAGTGATCTTTTAGCTGTTTTTAAGTCATATCCAGTTCTGGCTTCTAAGCCACAACGCTCAAAAGCCTCTTCAACGTAATCTGCTACGTCTAATTCAAAGTCTGTTGAGTTAGATACGGTCATTTCTCTTCCTCATTATAAAGGTTATCAAATATTCTATTGACATCTAGTGTATAGTCTAAATCACTTTTTGAATAGTGTATATGTTGTGACGGTTTAAAATGTGGCGCTCCCTCACCAGTCTCAAACCAAGCGGGATGAGTAACCCTTACACGATTATTTGGTAGCGCAACAATATTACCCGTCCACTCTCCAGCATCTAAAAGCTGTAAAACATGGCTTTGTTTATGTTGTGCAGGATCATCTGCTATTTCTGATTCAGTATAATCTACAGTAAACAAATATTTTGCAGGAAAAAATTCGCTATCTATTTTCGCCAACCAAGGACAAGGTGTGGCTCTATCTATAACATAAACTGCATGATTATGTGATGAGCAATCCCAAGGTTGAGCGTCATATGTATTCATTGGTTCAGGCCATTCTTCTAAAGGCATATCAGCTACCAAAGCAGTTATAGGCATTCTTGCCCACATTGCACCGCCATGTACTGTATCCTCTTCCTCGCCCTCGGCTTCATTTCCAGTAAACATAACTTGGAAACTTAAACATCTATTTGGCATAGACGTAACACCGATAACCATAGCATGAAGAAATTCGCCGTGATACTCTTCATGGTTGTGAGTGTATTCACGGCGAACCCATGCCTTAAAATAAGGAATGTTGCTATATAAGTAAGACATTAAGCTTTAGTTACTTTATATCCTAAATTTTTCGCAGCAGTGCGAAGCTGTGCAACAGTCATTTTTTTACCGCCAACAGCTCCACCTTTTTTCATCATTCTCATTTTTTTACCACCAGCGGCTCCGCCTTTGGACATCATTCTCATTCTTCCTCCAGCCGATCCGCCTTTGGACATTTTCTTTACTTTACCACCGTTTCGGTAGCCTTTTTTCTTCATAGCCATGATTATCTCCTTATGACTGACTAACAGCGCCCGGACCTTTTGTGCGCTTTCTTCTAATTACTATGCCGCAACCTCTGGCAACAGCGGTTCCGGGTATCTTTTTACCCTTAAATTTTCTTTTAGATTGTGTCTCTGCAACACCGCCAAGGCTCATATTCCTAACCTTTGCCTTTTTTGTATTAGAAACAACGGTTTTACCTTTTGATCCTGCTGCTTTTTTCTTACGAGCAGTTTTGGCTCTTTCTGCTTTAGAAAGGCTTTGAGCCTTTTTACGAGGCAAACATCGGTCAGGGTTCTTCTTATTTTTAGAAGTACCACACGGGCCTTTTATAGAACCGTCAGTACCAATCCTAACCCAATCTTGATTTACCCAATCTTTAAGAGCACCCATTACTTTTTCTTC